GAATAGGGCGTTGATGTATGAATCTACTCCCTTTCCATGATATACTATCTCTACATACCCTTTGTTTTTCAAGGGGAGGACGGTCCTTTCATACAGTTTCTTCCTGCTCTTCGCAAGGGATTTAGCTATATGGTTAACGGTGAAGAACTCGTAATCGTAGGCAAACAAAAGGAATTCAACCTCGGCTTGCCCTATATCATAGTTAGCTTTTACGTCTCGGAGAACGAGTGATAGCTTTTTAAGTTCATTTTTTTTGACGTAACGTTTGTTGAGTTTACTGAATTGTCTGCGTTGACGACCCGGATGGTGTCTACTCATTAGCTGTATATTTGCTGTAAATTTAAGAACATGGCGACTCTTGCTGGAACTAGAGTAAAGGATACGTACCAAGGGATGCTCAAGACATCCGACGCATCATCTCTCACCACATCATTAAAGGTAATCGAAGATGGCATAGGAAACTCATCTGCGCTTTCTCTTTCTACCACAACAGTCAAGGCAGAGAGCCTTGAGATTAATACCGTTACTAGCGGAAGCACAAGTGGCAACGCATTGGTTTGGAACTCGACCAGTAAGGCTGTAGAGTATAGAGCATTCCCTTCTAATGAGACAGTAACAACAACTCTTGGAGGTACTACATCTCCAACCATTACCATTGAAGCTGCGGATGCCTCCAGCACAACTATCACTCTTTCAGCTAGAAATGGATTGGGGTACACTCGTTCTGGTAATACAATTACTATCGGAAGGGGTGATGAAACCATAAACAATATCAGCGTCAATACAACCCTGAATAGCAGTGATTCAGGAAAGATATACTACGTTACTAATCTTAGTGGTACGCTTAACATCACACTTCCACCTGCTGCGATTGGTGTTAACTTTAAAATCATCCTCAAGAATATATTAGGCGGTCAGGTTAACATCTTAACTGCTAGCGGTGACTACTTCTTCGGTAAAGCTGTTGTGACCTCGAATGCTGCTACTGGTCAGTCTCGCGTTCAAACATTAGCTGCGAACGCTTCTAAAAATATAATTAACTTAGACGCGGACGTTTCTGATACCGGTGGAAATACCGGAGACGTTATTGACTTGCTTGCTGTTGATTTTGACAATTGGCTTGTAAACGCAAGCCTAACCACCTCTAGCGCTACGGTTGGAGCTCTCGATGTATTCCCTACCCCATAATTAGTAACTTCATGACATGGATGACATTCTTAAAAAAGCCATGTTCCAAGAAGTCAGTGTGGTTCTGGAGCAGATTGAAGAGATTATTGAGAAGTATGGTTACTCTGGAGACTTGGTGTATACCGCAGCCTTTGGGGTGCTAGAAGAGCAAGGGGAGGAAGAGAATCGCTGGAGCCTAGCTTATGGATACAACTGTAAAGACGATGATGAGTTTACAGAGTTCATGAGCCTTCAGGTAAAAGCTTTTACCGAATCCACGGATGAGGAGCCACCAGAATTTATTGGTTACTCACTAAACTGAATACCATGAACGTAATTAGAAAGATTGTCATTGGGCCAAACCCCAAAGACGCAATGGCGTACTACGTCGGAATGAAAGCGGGCGGAGCGAAGGTCTCAGCAATCAAAGAGGACGATGCGGCACTGTACAAGTACAACGTAAGGCGTTACCATGTTTACCTAGAGGACGAAGATTCAACGTATATTTGGAAGACGGTTGAGAACCAGCCAATTCTAATTGAATACGATTGTAACTTCGAATGAAAGCATTAAGACATTTTATTGTCAACGTGCCAAGCAAGACTAACGACACTATCAAGCTTGGCGATAAAGAGATTTTCCTTGACACGAGATTCGACGAGTTTAACCATCGCATCTGTTATGGGCTCGTCATGTCTGCCCCTCATGTTATTGAGACAGGAGTAAAGGAAGGAGACCTTTTATTTTTTCATCACCATGTTACCCAGAATAAGACGCTATCGCTCGGTGACGACAACTACCTTGTTGTGTACGATGAAGAGAACCCTCGCGGCTCTCATGCTATTGCGTACCGGGACTCGGAAGGGGAACTTCATATGCTGTCGGAGTGGGTGTTCGTACAACCGATTGAAGACGAGACTGAGGAAGAGGTGACTTCATCCGGAATCATCATAGACATCAAGGTAAAGGAGAGGGACGACAGAGAGGCCATTGTGTTTATGCCGCATAAAGAGCTGGCTCGTCAAGGCGTTAAGGTTGGTGATGTCGTTGGGTTTGACAGAGACTCAGACTACAAGATGAAACTTGACGATGATACTGTTGTGTATAGAATGAGACTAGACGATATTAGTTATGTCAAGACAAGTTAAATTCACCACAGTCGAAGCGGCCCAAAGACTTATGAAGTCTATGGAGATTGCTATAAACAATATGATTGATGAAGTTAAAAGACCTGTTGACCCGGAAGCTGGAGGGAGTGCTAGAAAGGCTGAGCTGCAAAGTATCAAGCAGACTGCGGTGGACTGCAAGGAGCTTCTGGTGGAACGGCAGCGGCTTGAACAGATGGTTAAAGACCTACACTCAAACGGAAACATCGAGGAACAAAAAGACTACTCCGGAGGGTTTGCGGAGAAGTTCTCAAAATAAAATTCATGGCAAAGAATCAAATAGTAACATTCATTCGGAAGCCGAAGCCGAATAATAAGGGAGTTCATTCCAAGACCAAGAGCTCAAAGAACAAGCGCTCTAAGCTGTATAAGAAGCGTTATGCAGGACAAGGAAGATGATGTTATCAAGATTTGTCCCAACGGTACACTCGGAGATATCATCGAGATTGGTGGGCTTCGCATTGGCCTTCCCGAGACTCCGAAAGGAAAAATCAAAGGACAGGAGCTGGAGGCAAATATGCAGGTGTGGGAAAGAGTACCTATGCCAAAAGAATTGTCCCGTATTAGAAGTATGGATGAGTGGTCAGAAGCGCCGAAAGAGTTTCGAGAGAAATTTCATTCATATATCGAAGAGGAGTTTCGAAGGCGTAGGGATGGTTTTTGGTTCTACAATAAGGGTGAGCCTACGTATATTACCGGTAGACACTACATGCTCTTACAGTGGACGAAAATTGATATTGGATACCCATCATACCTCGCGTTCCAAAGGGACATCTTTCTTCACATGGCTGCGTGCGAAGCTGACCCTCGTTGTATCGGTCAGCTTTATACTAAGTGTCGCCGCTCTGGGTATACTAATATCTGTAGCTCTGTTCTTGTTGATGAAGCTACTCAAGTTAAAGACAAGCTTCTTGGCATTCAGTCGAAGACTGGTAAGGATGCTCAGGAAAACATCTTCATGAAAAAGGTGGTGTCGATGTTTCGGCACTACCCATTCTTCTTCAAACCCATTCAAGATGGTACTACCAACCCAAGGGTGGAGCTAGCCTTTAGAGAGCCCTCCAAAAGAATCACCAAAAAGAATAAGACAACCGGTGTTGGTGATGCGCTGAACACAGTACTTAACTGGAAGAACACAACGAATAACGCATACGACGGTGAGAAGCTGCACATGCTTTATCTCGATGAGGCAGGCAAGTGGGAGAAGCCTACTGATATCCGAGAGGCTTGGAGGATAGAGAGGACCTGCTTAATAGTTGGTAGACGAATCATAGGAAAGGCTATGGTGGGTTCTACGGTAAACCCAATGGACAAAGGAGGCGAAGAGTACAAACAGATTTGGCGTGATTCAGACCCAGCGAACAGAAACGCAAACGGACGAACCACATCAGGACTGTACAGATTATTCATCCCTGCCTACGAGTCACTCGAAGGGTTCTTTGACAAGTTCGGAAACCCCATAGTAGAAGACCCGGAAGAACCCATAGAAACTCTTGAGGGAGATACTATGTCTTTTGGTGCTAAGACCTTTCTCAAGAATGAAAGAGATTCATTGAGGGGAGACGCTAAAGAACTAAACGAATTAATTCGGCAGTTTCCATTTACACCTGACGAGGCATTCAGAGATAGTATCGAGGGTAGTCTGTTTAACATTGGAAAGATTTACGAGCAGATAGAACATAACGATGAGCTGTTCCCAAACCCAGTTGTTCGTGGGAATTTCCAGTGGGCAAACGGAGTAAAGGATACCAAGGTGACATTTAACCCAGACCCTCAAGGCAGGTGGCATGTGTGTTGGATGCCGGACAAGGAGAGCAGGAGTATACTTCGCTCTGAAAGAGGTAAATGGGTCCCCCCAAACTCACACCTAGGCTGCGGTGGGGTTGACTCTTATGACTTGGACGCTACGATAGATAGCCGTGGTTCGAAGGGAGCTTGTCACATATACAACAAGTTTAGTATGAACGATGCTAGCAATATGTTCGTAGCCGAGTATGCAAGCCGCCCACCCATGGCTAAGATATTCTACGAGGATGTGTTGATGGCTGCTGTGTATTATGGGTACCCTCTCCTTATAGAAAACAATAAGTATGGTATCGTAAGATACTTTGAATCAAGGGGTTACGATGGTTATGTTATGGAGAGGCCAGAGCATCTTAAGTCATATGGGGGTGCAGCGGTGAAGACAAAGGGCATACCGTCTAACTCTCAAGACGTTATACAGGCTCATGCTTCAGCTATTGAAGACTATGTCCACAACCATGTAGGTCTTGATGAATCGGGCAATCCGGGTAGGATGTATTTCAACAGAACCTTAGAAGATTGGATTGGATTTAAAATCGACAAGAGAACTAAGTTCGACCTTTCGATTAGTTCAGGATTAGCGCTATTGGCGGCTCAAAAAGTAAAGCCCAAGAAGCCACCAGCAAACTTTGAAGATAAGGTTTTCTTCCGGAGATATAAACCGAGATAAGGCTCGCCGTGTATTGCTATATTTGCACATGAGCCCAAAGAATACATAATGACCCAAGGGAACAAAAATAACAGATACGGAAATTTTCCAGACCCCTTTGCGTCACCAGAAGAAAAATCGGGTAAGGCTTACGGCCTCAAGTTTGCAAAAGCAATTGAAGGGCAGTGGGGTCATGGAGATGACCAGTCGTCTTTGTTTCGTCGTCGGATGCATGACTTTGAAAAAAATCGTGACTATGCAAACGGAACTCAAGACACGTCTGTTTACAAACAGATTCTAAACTCACTCGACCCGAACAATGGTGATGGGAGTTTGTTAAATCTAGATTGGAGCCCAGTTCCAATTGTTCCTAAGTTCGTGAAGGTTGTGGTGAACCGCATCCTATCCCGAAAGCCCTACCCGTCTGTAGAGGCCATCGACCCAATCAGCAAGGCTGAAAAGGAAAAAGCTAAAGCAGATGTAGAGTCTTCCATTAAGGATAAAGAAATCCTTGAACAGGCTAAGGCACTTGGCTTGTCCCCAAAGATTGACCCAGACATTCTTCCCGAAACAACGGAAGAGGCTGAGATATTCATGGAGCAAAACATGAAGACCAATGCTGAGATTGCAGCGCAACTTGGTATAGCCCTAACCTTGGATTGGAATGATTTCGACCAGAACGTTTATCGAAGAGCTGTTGAGGATTTAGTGGTGTGTGGTATGAGCGTAGTTAAAAGGGACAATGACCCGAACTACGGAATCACAACAAAGTACATCGACCCAGCTTTCTTCCTTCACAGCTACACGGATGACCCTAACATGTCTGACATCGTTTATGCTGGCCACATTAGAAGGATAAGCATTCAGGAGCTGAAGCGTCAAGCATCGGGTCAGATAGACGAGAAGAAGTTTGAGGAGCTGGCACAGACGGTCATGCACAAAAACTACAATGACACCTCTGCATTTCACAATAGGGCGTATGACAGGAACTCAAGAAAGCACTCGTATGGATATGACGACTATCTAATTGATGTTATGGAGTTCGAGTACTTGTCTGTGGATTGTGTCTACTACGAAAGCAAGGACTCTCAATTTGGAAATAGTGGATTCTACTTTAAGGGTTCTGACTACAAGATGCCGAGTAGTTCTGTTTACGACAGAGAGCCATACAAGATGGAGAACCAGACTGTGTACGGAGGTTCTTATATCATGGGTACGGACATCATTTACGATTACGGAATCAAAAAGAATATCCCTAAAAACATTCATGACCTAACAAAGGCTAGGCTTTCGTATAGCATTGCTTGCACCAATTTGCGTAAGATGCAACCGAAGTCTATCGTAGGTAGTGTCATTGGGTTTGCCGACCAGCTTCAACTCACACACCTAAAGATTCAGCAGGCCGTAGCTAAAGCTAAACCTGATGGAGTTTTGGTTGACATCGAGGGATTGGAAAATGTACAGCTCGGTAGAGGTGGTGAATTGCAACCGCTTCAGATTCAGGACATATATGAGCAGACGGGTGTGTTCTACTACAGAAGCAAGAACCCAGAGGGCGGATTCCAAAACCCTCCTATTCGCTCCATAGAAAACAGTATCAGAAACATTAACGAGTACATTAATCTGTACAATCATTACTTGCGTATGATTCGGGATGCGACCGGAATCAACGAGGTAATGGATGCTAGCACACCGAAGGGTGATGCTCTGGTTGGTGTTCAGCAGCAGGCAATTGCAGCAGGGAACAATGCGTTGTATGACATTACGAACGCTAGCATGGTTCTGTACAAGAGGGTTTGTGACGACGTAGTGAAGTGCTTGCAGGTAATTCCTAACGACTCGGTATTGTATAGGGTCTACGAGAAGTCCATTGGTGAAAGGTCGATGGAGATTCTACATAGCTTTAACGAGTTACCCATGTACAATTTTGGTGTAAGGGTGACGCAGGAAATGTCTGATGACGATAGAATATTCCTTGAGCAAAACGTACAAGCCACCCTCGCTCAAAAAGAGATAGACCTTGAGGATGCTATGGCTGTTCGTCAGGTAAAGGATATTGACCAAGCTCAAAGACTTCTTGCTGTGAGAAGAAAGAGAAGACTCTCAGAACTTCAGTCGCAACAGCAGCAAAACATTCAACTGCAAGCTCAAGCTAACGCTCAAGCGCAACAACAGGCTATGCAGATAGAAGCTCAAAAGATGCAGATGCAGGCTCAGTTGGAAGCTCAAAAGATTCAACTCAAAGGTCAGGTGGAAGTCCAAGTGGCTTCTGCCCTTCATGCCATGAGAAAGGAACTTGAAATTATAAGGGCTGAATCTAGCCTAGGTTTCAAGGCCGATGAGAAAGAGTTCAGAGAAAAGATTGAGGTACTCAAGGAGGACCGTAAGGATGAGCGTGTAGCTAAGCAGGCTATGGAGCAATCAAAGTTGATTTCTCAAAGACAAGGATTGCGGGGGGAGCTAGAGGGAACTAGCTCTGCTGGTAATCAAGATGTAATTAATGAGCTTTTCGGAAATGGCTAACGTAATCAATTTAGACACAGCACAAAGAGTAGACATCACCTGCAGAAAGGGTGATACGTTCTTGCTTGACTTGGACATCACTAACTCATCTGGAACCGCTCTCGATATGAGTGGGCATACATTTAAGTTTGAGGTAAGGACTAGCGACACATCGACGGGCGGTGAAGCTGCTGATGATTTGATTCTAACTACCGAGGACACTGACAACTCAGAAGGGAAGCAGATTACATATGACCCCGACGATAGCGGCAATCTTCAATTTACTGTGTCCGCTACCAATATGTCCGGTGTTGATTCAGGACTATACGTGTACGACATTCAAGCAACAGTGGGTGGTGTGGTTACCACTTGGCTGTACGGAACTTTCAAAATCAATGAGGACGTTAGCATATAATGGAGATTCAATTTTCACTGAGCAAAGGTCCAGCTATATCCTTAGTAAGGGGTAGTACTACTGGAGTATCGTTCGCGGTAAGCAAAGGCATTTCCGCGACAGTATCTCCTGTTGCCACAATCTCAGTAACTACAATCTCCGATGTCAACATCACCAATGTTCAAGATGATGACATTCTTCAGTATAATGCTTCCAGCGGGTTTTGGGAAAATGTACCTCTCGAACATATCCCTGATGACAATAACGTAACCCAGCAAGTAAAGAACGTGTCTGGTGGTCAGCTCTTAAAGGGAACTCCAGTCCACGCTGTTACTGACGCTTCACCACAAGGTCAGCTCGCTTACGTTATTGCGGCACGTGCAGACACTGCCTCCGCTATGCCAGCTACGTTTGTTTTGAATGAAGACTTGGACGATGAGGCTGAGGGCGAAGCTCTTGTCGTTGGGTTGATTTCTGGGGTTGATACGTCTGCTTTTACCGCAGGTGATGTAGTCTATGTTGGGGAGACAGGCGGTTATACAAACGTAAAGCCGACCGGAACGAATCTCATTCAGAACCTAGGTGTAGTCATCAAGTCGCATGGTAGCAATGGAAGCGGCATGGTGTATGGTTCAGGAAGGAGTAACGATGTTCCTAATCTTCCGGACGGTAAGTTCTTTATTGGCTCTTCTACGAATACGCAGGCATCAGTATACACGCTCCCAACATCTGACGGAACTTCAGGTCAAGCCTTAATCACAGATGGTTCTGGCTCTGTTGCTTTTGGTGACGTAGCTTCTCAGGATTTTCTAGATGAGGCTATTGAGGTGTTCTTGCCTGACGGGGGAAACTTTGGTAAGTTCTCTCATACCGACACCATCGCAATTGGCGACGGAACGAAGACCGCTCTTGATATCATTAGAGAGGCGCTGATTCAATTAGGTGAGATAGAAGCACCTTCAATATCTGCTAACCCGAGTAACGTGGGTTTTAGCGACACGCCAATCACCAACGCGACGGCTCAGATTACAGCCACGGTAACAAATCCAAACGTATCCCAAGGCTCCACCATTACCTTCAAGTTCTATAAAAAGATTGGTAGTGGCTCCTTCTCTCTCATCCATACAGAGACAGGGGTTACAGGTTCAACTGCAAGTTATACGCACGAAGAGCTTTACAGTTTTGCCTTTGCTTCAGAGAACCCAACTAACGAACACATCACTTGGAAGGTCAGCGCTGAAGAACCAGACAATGGTCAAGGTGAGGTATTTAGTTCTGAGATTACTTACAACCCTGCATACACACCGCCTAGGTTACTTAATGTAAGTAATACCAATGGCATCAGCCTGCAGCGAGCTACAAATGCTACGGCCACAGTTTCTAGTGACGAAACAGATTTCAATCGACAGTTATATAATGGGGAGAGTAATCTAAAGTTTAAAGTAGAGGTTGAGACTTCAGGAGTTGGCTTGGATAGCTATGCAGTTCTAGATGCTAGCAATAGCTTAGTCGGAAGCGTGGTAGATATATCAGGCGAGTCATTAGATAGTAACGGAAGAACCGGAACGTTTACAATTAATATCGATGACGGTGATGTTGCTATCGGCGACTCCAATACTTATAAAGTAAAAGTGTGGGATAATGTTAGGCCATACACCACCATCAACTCGCCTCACTGTGACTTCGAGTCATCGGTATATGTGGTAAACAGGGTTCCTGTTAGAATGATTATGAGCTCGACCGGGCTTACGGCTTCGAGTTCTGATTCTGATTTTCAGAACATGTACGATGGCGTTACGTCTAATAACGGAATCTCCAGCTACCCAGAGGTGATTACTTCTACTGGGGACTTAGTTGATGGTAACACATCTCAGCTCAGCGTATCTATGATTGTGCCTAACACTCAGGCGGTAGGTGATTATGTATATGTGTTTGTTCCTTCGTATTATTTTTCTGATGGCAGTGGTGGTTATCAGGACTTGACTGGCGGAGGAAACCTTAATCAAGATTTCTTTGAGGACTACGGAGGCAATAACTATACACAACGAATAGAAGAACCACCACAGACTACAGGCGACTTCTGGCTCCTAAAAGAAGGGCTGGACTTGCAGATTCAATTTGGAACTGCGAGCAATAAAATTCCATTTCATGTATTGAGGCTGTACACGGCATTAGCCAACGTTGGCCTCAGAGGTACTTATTACTTACTAAGAAATACGGAGTCTTAATATGCCAGAGTTTAACGGCCCCTTATCGCATTCATCAGATTCAGCAAAGCTGCTTGAGTTAGCTCTCCAGCAGACTAGGGGTATTGGTATATTCAATACCGTATCCGAAAGGAATAGTCTGTCCGAGGCGAATCGCTCGTCTCCATACTTGGCTTATATGTGTAACGACGATACGTTGTACGTATACGATGGTCCGCGTCAATCTGTTGTTGGGCTTGAAGACAAGTATCAGTTAGTAGATAATAGTGATTGGCAAAACACAAGCAACTGGACTGCGGTAGGCGGTAGCGGTTCTGGATTACAAAACGTAGTTGAGGACACGACTCCTCAGTTAGGTGGCGACCTAGATATCAACGGACAGTCTATCGTCTCTACGAGTAATCAGGATATTATCTTTACACCAAATGGTACCGGTCATGTTAACCTCGACGGTGTCGTAGAATTTAAACGATTTCCTGTAGCTAGTCCACCAACCGCTTTTGCGGGGGGCATGTATGCCGACGAAGATGATAATATTTATTTTGGGGTAAACTGAAACTCTGTATCTTAGCAACGAAATTCTAAGCAAAAAATCATGGCAGATTGGAAAAGAGTCTTACTTGAGACGGACATTACACAAACGGTAACGAACGGCGTAACCACCACAGTTCCCTCAGAGGACGCGGTTTATGACGCGATTCAGACAGCAATTAGTGGCTTAAGCAGCACCGAGGGTACTGTAACGTCAGTTATTGCTGGAGCGGGTATGACCCAAACCGGAACATCTACAATAAACCCCACGCTGAATGTGATTGGCGGTGATGGTATTACTGCCAACGCGGACGAAATTGAAGTTACTGTTGATGGTGTAACCATCGAGCTGTCTGCGACAAACGGAAGTGGAGCGGTAAGAGCTAAGACAGCGGCTATTGCAGATGGAGGTACGGGACTTGCTACGGCTGACCAGATTCACGCATTCGTTACTGGACTTGGGTACACAACGAACACAGGTACTGTCACTTCAGTTTCTTCAGCAACGACTAGCCAGCTAACTGTTGCTAACGGCACGACAACCCCATCGCTGACAATCGTAACGGGTGCGGTGGCAGACGGTGGAACTGCTCTTGCTACAGGTGACCAGATTCACGCATTCGTCACCGGCCTTGGATACACGACCAATTCTGGTACGGTTACGTCCGTTATTGGCGGAGACAACATCACCAGTGACGGAAGTACCGTAGTCCCAACGCTGGACTTAGACCAGAACTTGCTTGCTATGATATCCATGAGTGGTGTCAATGCTGCTACTTCTGGAGACGTTAACTTGTCGGGTGGCGACCTCACATTCACGTCAGGTCTTAGTACGGGTACTGGAGTTGGTGGTGACATCTTCTTTAAGGCTTCAGACCCCGGCTCGTCATCTGGTATGACTCAGAACGCTGCTGTAGATGTAATGAAGATTGCTGCGGCAACAACCAATGGTGGTGACCCAGTTGTCACTATTTATGGTGACCTTGTTGTAAACGGAGCAACGTCTTCAGTTGATGTTCAGACTTTGACTGTTGAAGACAAGACAATCTTGGTAGCAGATGGTGCTGGCACAGCTGCCAACGCCACTTCAGCTGGTCTCATTGTAGACACTTCAGGTACAGCAGCCAACAGAGCAAACTTCCTCTGGAAGGACAGCAGCGCAGGAGTTGCTGGATGGGAGTTTAAGGATGACGGTGCTGTGGGCTCATACCCAAGCATGGGTGTCGCTGCACTTACGAAGGGTGCTGCTGACCCAACGTCTTCGATTATGCCTACCGGGGCTTTGTTCTATAATGATGGAACGGCTGGTACTAAAGGCCTGTACTTGTATATCGATTAATAATGCCTATTCTTGGTAAGGGCAGGGATGTCGGTGGGGTTACCACTGACACCCTGACCCAACAAGAGTTAACATTCATCCTAAAAATTTTGCATGATTGCAAATTTGACGGGAAGGATGTACTTTTGTTGGCAGACATAGTGCAAAAGCTACAAAATCAATTGAAGTCCAAATAGACCATAAACATCATTACAATGAAATTAGAGCTTAACGAACTTTACATCGTAAAGACATCAGTAGAAAATCAAACCATAAAGGCCGCTGACGCTAAAATAGTAAGCGCCCTATTAGAGAAGGTCGATAAGGAATTCGAACGGCTTCAAAAAGCAGAGCAGAAAAAGCAGCCAGCCGAGGCTATGGAGGTTGCTAAATAATAGCAGCCCATGTCCACTTGGAAAAAAATACTTACTGAAGAGGACGGTAACCTAGCTACAACCAACCTAACCGCAACGTCCAGCACCAGAATTTTTACGTTTGCGTCAGGAAGCTCTGGGCTTTTCTTTCAAAACTCGTCAGGGGACAACGTTTTTAGCATGTTCTCAAGCGATGCCGGAGCCTCTACAACTTCTCTTTCTGGCGGCATGCAAATCCTTGAGGATACTTCTGGTGCGCAGGGGTGTCTTAAGCTGTTCGCAGGTGCTGTAGGTACTGATTATGTTTGCTTGATGGCAAACTCGTCTGCGTCTGCAGACCAGAACCTTTTCTTCCCCGCAGGACTGCCATCGGCTAATCAGGTTCTGCAGGTCAACTCTGTCTCCGGCTCAGATGTAAACCTTGAGTGGGCTTCCGCTAGTGGTGGTGTCACCATAGATAACTACGCAGAAAACCGAATCCTTACAGCGGGTGACAGCAGCTCCAATATAGACGCAGAAGCCGACCTTACGTGGGATGGCAGTGTGATGGAGGTGTCGGGAAAAATAGAGTATCAGCCAGACGCAAACGTCAGATACGGGGAGTTTTATGACGGTTCAGACGTTGGTCCGTACTTGGGCTTATCTGGAAATAGTGCAGGAGACCTAATGGGTTTTACTAAGGCTGGCGACGTGACAGCCTTCAAGGTTCACACTATGTCGGCGGCGGCGGGTGCCCCAGAATTGCTGGATGCTTCTAGTTCGTCTACTAACATAAACCAAATTGCAGGTATTACAGTTATTACAGTAAATGGGGGTCAAGGAAGCAGAAATTTTTATGTCCGAGGTATGGTTGCGATTCCTCAGTCTGCTGTGAACGGAACATTCAGCAGTAGCTATGGAGACCCTCTTTATCTGGACCCAGCTAGTGCTGGCGTTTTAACGCTAGCTGCACCAACCACATCAAGTACATATAGACGGCAGATGGGCTATGTTATAAACGCTGTAACCATATCGTCAGTGAATCACTACATCATTTGGTTTGACCCATCTCCAGAGTATGTCAAGATTGCGTAATTTGATGACCGGACATGCCAGACATTTCAGAATACTCAGGATTATCAATGGCTAACATAGCTTCTATATCAGGTCTTGACGTTCCGGCTGGAGGTCGAAGCTTAGGTGCTGGAACCTACATGTTTGGGGACTCTGTAAACAATTGGGTATACGACTTTTCTAGCGTTGATTCGGACTTAGGCCCAGAGCAGTATGCATTCACAAGTTCAACCACACATATCTTTGATAAGGTAGTTTCAAATCAATACTTTAACTTTTGGGCCCTAAAAGGCGACGGAACGTTGTGGATGCTTAACAGGAGTGGTAGCTACAACAGCTATGGAACTCAAACAACGTGGACTCAATTTGGTACCGATACTGACTGGGAGGATATTGCTGGGGGTAGGTTTGAGTTTGCCGCAATAAAAAACGGGGAGTATTATCACTTGGGTTATAACTACTATCGGCAGGCCGGAAATGGAACCAACACGAACACAACCAGCTGGACTAAAGTAGGGACCGCAACAAACTGGACTAGAGTAGAAAGGGGAGAAAACTTCACCATCATTATGAATGATAGCGGAGAAGTTTATGTGGCTGGTCGCAACGCTAGTTATCGAACTGGACAAGGAACAACTAGCGGTAACACATCAACACTTACAAAGCTTACTGGCGTGACTAATGCAATAGACATATCAGCTGGGTATGACGGAGGTGGAGCAATTATTGAAGCAACAGCGGGTGATGGGTATGGCAGTCTTTACGTCTGGGGATACAACAATGGCAATAGCTTAGGCAAGTCGGGTTCAACGACAACTCCAGTAATTACAACAATTGCTGGTGGTAGCGCATTGAACGATGTGATTTCTGTTGGTTTTGGACGGTATTCAAGCCATGTCGTAACCGATGACGGATATCTGTATAGAGCTGGATATGCCAATAGCAATGTCCAGTGGGATGAGACTGGCTCAAAGACTTCTGGGTGGGATAGAGATGGTACCTACACTGGATTCACTAAGGTTTATGGTAGTGGTCCTAGGTCTGGTTATGGGGCTGCATTTGTCAAGGACGGTAAGACATACGTAACAGGACACACTGCTGGAAACATTACTGAAGGCGAACTAATTATAGAGGGCGCATCAAGAACGGCTATTGAGGATTTGAGCATGTTTGACGGACTTACCGTTAATAGAGTAATCCCAGTACAAGGGCAGCAGTCGAATATGGTTTTAGTTTCAGTATCATGACGTATTACATCGAAGTTGACGAAAGCACTGAACTGCCGATTGTCTGGAATGATGACAGGGTAGCTCAGTACATAACCTTCTGCACAGCTGAATCTGAGTTTGAGGAGTGCGAGATAATCGACGGGGTTAGCTACGCTACGTATGAAACGTTGAATGTGGGTCCAGAGGGTTATGAGATTACCATCATTGAGCCTGACGGAGCTATTTGCCTTCATGTTATACCGGAGGGTGAGTACGGAATTCACGAGACTCATATTAGCCTCAGGTCTTCTGAACTACCAGTAAAATAAACATTCACAACATGTTGCTATATTTGTAGCATGTCTAAGGCTGCAGAGAAAGCAAAGAGGTTAGGATTCGCTGGTGTAAACAAGCCGAAGTTAACCAGAGGTCATGGCACCAAAAAAGCTGCCGTGGTAAGCACTATTGGTCCCGGCCAAGAGGATGGGGTTCTCATTCGATTTGGCGACCAGAGCATGGGCAACAACTACAGCGACGAGGCCCGTTCAGCATTTAGGAGCAGGCATGCAAAGAACATTGCTAGGAAAGGCAGTGCAGCGTATTGGGCTAATAGGTTTCTCTGGTCGGCAGGTGGCCACAAGAAAGACCCCCCTAAGGGACAAAAAAAGAAATTTAGTTAATCATGAATGATAATTTAAAAACTGTGATGGCAGATGCTGGGTTTACACTCAGTGATGAAATGCCTACACAAGAACCTACAGACAATGCTGTGGACCAAACCGTTGCAGACACTACTGATGTGCCTGTACAGAACGAAACTCCTGTTGAACAGACTACTCCTGAAAACATCCAGATGGATGCTCAGCCTGAAGCTCAACCTTCAGAGCCTGCTCAAGAGGAAGTAACCAACACGAATGATATCAAACCTGAGGTAGATATCGATTCAGAGGTTTTGAATTACCTAAGCGAAAAGCTTGGAACTCAAGTCTCTGATTACGATTACTTGTCTCAGATGATTTCAAATAAACCCGTAGAAATCGACGAGCGCGTAGCAGCGATTAACGACTTCGTTAAGAAGACGGGACGTAGCCCAGAAGACTGGTATAAGTATCAGCAGTTGAACCCAACCGAAATGGATGACGTAACTGCTATCAGAAACCAGATGGTTATTGAGCACGATAATCTGTCCATGGATGAGATTAACATGCTGGTTAATAACAAGTACAAACTGGATGCGGACCGATACGACGAAAACGAAGTTGCCCTTGCAAAGCTGCAGCTTAAGATGGACGCGGAATCAGCACGTAAAACAATCTCTGAACTTAGAGACGGGTATCAATTGCCAGTCAACGAGCGAGGAGAAACTGAAGTGCAATCTCCCATTACCGATGAATGGATTCAATCCATGACTGCTGAGGTAAATGACTTTGACGGACTTATCTTCCAGTTACCTTCAGGTGAGAACTTCACCTATGGAATCAAAGATGAGTACAGAAAATCTCTCATCAGCAAGAACTCTCGTCTTGAAGAATACTTTGATGACTATGTGAATGAGGGTGGTAGTTGGAACTTTGAAAAGCTTAATGCTCACAGAGCTTTGGTGGACAACATCGATAGCATTGTGAAGTCGGTATACCAACAAGGGCTAAGTGACGGACAACGTAAGGTTGTTCAGAACGCAGCCAACATTAGCAACGAGCCTACTAAAAGAGACACTACACCACAATCAAATAGTCTTGACGAGCAGATTTTGAAAGCATTCGGAGGAGGGAGCTCTTTATCTTTTAAATTCTAAAAATTAGGAACTAATGGCTATTACAGTCTCTCAACCAACGGGTAACTCCAATGATGGATTTACTCCCAAAGGGGTTAAGAACAGCTTGTTCAACTTGGCTGACCCCACCAAGTACACTTCTCTCTATGACTTCATCAACGAAGTTAACGCACCTGACGTTCGAGCTCAGCTCGTTAAGCAATATGGTGACCAAGGTATCACCGGCTTCTTGAAGTTGACCGGTGCTGTAAACGCAGCCGGAACTGCTGACCAAGTTCAGTACTTCGAAGAAGCTCGTTTGCACCAAGGTCAAGCAGTCGCAACTGGTTTTGCATCAGCAACTACTGGTGACATCACTGTAACTGCTGCTGGTAGTGATAACGCCACAGCAATGGTTGCTAGAGTTGGTGACATCCTGCTTAACCCAGCTGACGGTGAGCGCTTGTACGTTACAGCTGCTTCTGGCACTACGGTAAGTGTTGCTACTCTTAGCGGAAATGCGAGTGCTGTTGCCGATGCTGCAGTCCTGCCAATCGTAGGTAACATGTTCGCTCAGGGTTCAGACCAGCCCGGTAATTTCTTGCAGTCTAATGTTGTTAGAAGAATCAATGACTACGCCATCGTTAAGGAGGTGTACGAGGTTAGCGGTTCTCAGGCAACCAACATCGGCTACATCGACCTCGGTGGTGGCGACTACAGATGGTACATCAAGTCTGAGGCAGACACTCGTCAGCGCTTCTTGGACAAGCGTGAGATGACCATGTTGCTCGGCGAGAAGACTTCTGCTGTTACTGGAGTTGCAGGTACTGAAGGGTACTTCGCTGCTATTGAGGACAGAGGTATCGTTACTTCTGATATCATCGACGCTTTGGATGACCTCGATGTTATCGTAAAGCAGTTGGACAAGAACGGCGCTCCTGCAGAGTACGCTGTCTACGCTAACAGTAACCAGTTCCTCAAGCTCGACGATGCTATCGCTGGTATCGAGTCTGGTAACGGTGGTCTGATGGCTGCATACGGTGCGTTCAACAACGACAAGGACATGGCTTTGAACTTGGGCTTCAAGTCGTTCAGCCGTGGTGGTTACACGTTCCACAAGCACGCATGGAAATTGTTGAATGACCCAACTCTCTTGGGACAAACTTCAATCGGACAGCAGGTTGCTTCTGGCGTTATGATTCCAATCGCTAACGTTGTTGACCCAAAGTCTGGCAACAGAGCTCCTGCATTGGAGATGAACTACAAGGCTACTAACGGCTACAGCCGTGAGATGGAGCACTGGGTAACTGGTGGTGGTGTCCTCGGATTCACCAACGATACTCAGGACTTGGCTAAGTTCAACTACCGCTCTGAGTGCTGCTTGGTCACTCGTGCTGCTAACCAGCACGTTTTGATTAAGGCGACTGCATAATTCTGATACGTAATGCGGGGGAGGGAATGGCTCTCCCCTTCATTACTTTCCTTTTAATTAAATCCGATTCAATATGCCACAGGCAACTAAAAGGTCACCGGGTAGACCTCCACAAACAGCACCCGAAACAACGTCTAAAAAGAAAGTAGCTAAGGTCAAAAGACAGCTACCAGACGGAACCAGAGTCCCAAAGGTTTACCAGATGGTTGGTAACAAAGGGGGAATCTTTTTCAAGCTTAGATGTAAGAACGTTAATATTTTCGACGAGGAAAAGAAAGCGGTGAGACAGATTAGATACTGTCCCGGAGAGCCTTCAATCTATGTTGATGAGCAATCCCAAATTTCAAAGCTTGAGCACGTAGTATTCGAGAATAAGATTTTGTCTGTACCATACGACAAGCCAAATCTTCAACAGTTCTTGGACTTACATCCAGACAACAAGGCCAACGGTGGTAGTGTATTTGAGCTGGCGAATGATGAGAAAAAATCAGAGCTTGAGCTTGAGGCAGAGTTTGCTACGACTGATGCTATCTCACTCATCAAATCCAAATCGATTGATGACTTGCTGCCGGTAGCCATGGCATTAAACATCAACACGAATCAGTCAGACCTATCAATTAAGAGGGCGCTGGTTCAGGCGGCTAAGCGTAACGCATCGCAATTCATGGGACTTATCGACAGCCCTATGGTAATGGCTAGAACTACAGTCGCACAATCATTTGATTTTCAAATTATTGAACAGCGAAGTGGAGCTGTGGTGTGGTTTGATACTGGAAAGTTGATAGTTTCTGTGCCTGTAGGACAGGATAAAACAGAAGTTATGACTAGATTTGTAATGACTGATAAGGGTTCAAGTGTCCTATCTGAGCTGGAACGCCAGCTGGATGACATTGCTTAACTGTCTATCGTACTCTAACTGGGGAGAGGGGGCAACACGCCCCCTTTCTTTTTCTGTATATTTGCTGTAGATTCCCTAACTATGGCAAGCGTTCGAGAGGTTTACAATGCACTGAAAGACATCGCAAATAAGGACCAGCGAGGTTTTGTCACACCCACTGAGTTTAACTCCTTTGCTCCTATTGCTCAGGCAAATGTCTTCAACGCTATTTTTAAGCGC